ATGGGCCTCCTCGCCGAGAGATGGCAGGTGGCCACGGACGCTGCGCGAGCTGGCGGAGCAGGTGCTGGGGCTGGCGTCGCCGAGGGTGATCTATCATTGGCGGAAGAAGCACGCAACGATCGATACCGTGGTGGCGATGATGCAGGCATCGGTGCTGTGGGCGCACCGGCGGGACGTGTTCGAGGCGCTGGTGGAAATGGCAAAACAGTCGGATTACAAATCGTTCAATGACCGAAAGCTATTTTTAGAGATGGTCGGGGATTACACGCCGAAGTCGAAGCTGGAGCTGGGTAAGGCGGCGAAAGGGGACTTGGAGGAGATGAGCGACGATGAGCTGCGTGAGTGGACGGGGACCTCACCCACTGAATCTCTCTCCGTAAACGGAGAGGGGGAGAACGAGGAAGAGGATAATGCTATCGGCGACGGATAGGACGGAAAGCAGACTGGTCGTCTCGGCTGGGGAGGCGCGGCGGGAGCTGGCGCGGCGTGAGCTGGCAAGGCGACATATGGTGGATTACAGTGAGTACATTGCGCCGTATTATCGCGCGGCAAGGCATCACCGATTGGCGGGGGAATATCTCGAGCAGGTAGAGACGTACGTGAGAACGGAGGGGAGAACGGGAATCGGCAGGTTGCTGATCATGCAGCCGCCGCGGCACGGAAAATCCGAGCAGGCGAGCATTCATTTTCCGACGTGGTTTTTGGGGCGCAACCCGGACAAGCGGGTGATCATCGCCTCCTACGGCCTGGACCTGGCAGGCGAATTTTCAAAGAAGGCACGGGACATCATGATGGGCAACCGCTTCCGTACGGTGTTCGGGGAGCTGGCGACGTTCACACCAACCGAGGGAAGAGGAGAGCGCCCGGTGGAGATCTCGACGGACAGCCGCTCGGTAAAGGCGTGGGACCTGGCAGCGCCGCACCGCGGGGGAATGGTGGCAGCGGGCGTGGGGGGTGGAATTACGGGCAAGGGCGCGCATTTGCTGGTGATCGACGACCCATTCAAGAACCGCGAGGAAGCGGAGAGCCAGGCGCACCGGGATACAGTGTGGGAGTGGTGGCAATCCACGGCATACACGCGTTTGGAACCCGGGGGTGCGGTGGTGGGTATGCTGACACACTGGCACGGCGACGATTGGGCGGGGAAGATCTTGAAAGCGATGGCGAATGACGCCTCGGCGGACCGCTGGACGGTGGTAAGTCTGGAAGCGCTGTGGGAAGCGCCGCAGGCGCCGGAGGGAATGAGTTTCGAGGAGTACCATGTTCAGCAGATGAAGGCGGGAATATGGGTGGAAAATGAGGATGAGCTGGGCAGGAAGCCTGGGGAGGCGCTATGGAGGGATAGGTACAACGAGGAGGATTTGCTGCGCATCAAGGCGAACATCGGAACGTACGAATGGCTGTCGCTCTATCAGCAGAGACCGTATGCAAGGGAGGGAAACCTTTTTAGCAGGAATTGGTTCGTGATCGTGGAAACGCCGCCAAAGATTGAGGAAATGCGGACGAGGGCGTGGTTCTGGGACAAAGCCGGGACGGCGAGCGGATCGGGTGGGGACTACGCGGCGGGGGGACTGATGAGCGTGACGAAGGCGGGCGTGGTGTACGTGGAAAACGTGTATCGGAGGCGGTGCAGACCGCTGGAGCGCGAGCAGGCGATGGCGCGGCTGGCGAAAGCGACGCCGGGAGTAATCGTGTGGCACCAGCAGGACCCGGGCAGCGCGGGGCTGGACAGCGCGCAGATGACGAACATGAACCTGGCGCGGGAGGGTATCACGGGCAGGTTCGAGACGCTGAGCGGGGACAAGGAAACGCGGGCGGGGCCGTGGTCTTCGGCGCTGGAGGCGGGCAGGGTGCAACTGGTGCGGGGAGGGTGGAACGAGGAGTTCATCGAGGAGCATCTAACGTTTCCGCGGGGCGCGTTCGACGACCAGGTTGACATGGCGAGCTGGGGGTTCGGGAAGCTGGCGGGAAGGACAGGCAGCGGGATATGGGTCGAATGAAATGAACTGGATCACACGGACGAGAACCAGGATGGCGGAGCTGCTCATGCGCAACGTCAGAGGAACGGACGGGACGCCGTTCGTCATGCCGACGTGGAGCGGAAGGCAGGGGATACCGTCACTGGTCAATTACCTGGCGTACTGCGACCAGGGCTACTCGAAAAACGCGGTGGTGTATGCGTGCGTGCGAGAGGTGAGCCGTTCGGCGCCGTCGGCTAGGCTGAGGGTGGTGAGGGACCTGGGGAACAGCCAGTACGAGCCCTGGGAGGATCACCCTCTGCAGGGCGTGTTAAACAAACCGAATAAATTTCAATCGCAATTTTCATTTTTAGAGCTGTATTACACGTATCTGAATATGGACGGCAACGCATTCGTGATACGAGAGCGAGAGGGGGAGAGGACGACGGCGCTGTGGCTGGTGCGGCCTGATCGGATGAGGCCGGTGGTGGACCGGCGCAGCTTGCTGGGGTACGTGTACGTGGCGGACGACGGAGAGCGCGTGCCGTTCACGCCGGAGGAGGTGATCCATGACAAGTTTCCGAACCCGGGAGATCCGTTCGAGGGGCTGGGGAGGGGAGTGTCGCCGCTCTCGGCGGCGGCGATGGAAACCGATGTGGATAATAAAGCCACGAATTTTATGGATCAATTTTTCAACAACGCGGCGGTGCCGTTCGGGCTGCTGAAATCGAAGAATATTCTGGACGATGCGGAGGTGCAGCGCATCAGAGCACGCATCAAGCAGATGTACACGGGAAGTCGGAAGTGGCATGAGATGATGATTTTGGACGCGGACGCGGAGTACGAGAGGATGGGGCTGGACCTGGACGAGATGGCGTTCACGGACCTGAGAGCGATCAGCGAGACGCGCATCTGTGCGGCGTTCAAGGTGCCGCCGGTGCTAATCGGGATCAAGGCGGGTCTGGACGCAAGCACGTACTCGAACTACGTGAGCGCGCGACGGGGAATGTGGGAGGACAAGATCATCCCGGACAATACGAAAACGACGGAGGTGTTCACGGCGGCAATGGAGGACGAGCTGCAGAGCGGTGTGATCACCAACGACTACTCGAACGTGATGGCGCTGCAGGATGACCGCAACCAGCGGTTCGCGCGGTCGAACCAGGCGGTGACGGGAGGCTGGATCACGGTGAACGAGGGACGCCGGGAGGTGGGGCTGAACCCGCTACCTGGGGGTGACGTTTTTCTGAGGCCGCTGGCGAGCACCACGACGCCGACGCCGGGAACAGCCGGAGATCTGGCAACCGGCAGCCTGCCCAGCAGGAGGCAGGCAGGGCCGGTGCTGGGGATACGAAAGGGAATGACGGGAGAGGAATGGGAGGAGTGGGGAGCGCAAAATCACAAATTGATGGAGCGTGTGGCGCGCGCCTGGGAGCTGAAATACTACCAGGCGGCGCGCGAGCGGTTCATCGTGGACGGGCGCGAAGTGCGAGCGATACTGCGCAGCGCGGCCAAGGGGAGGCGGAAGGAGATCGACTGGGGTAGGGTCGAGCAGGCGCTGTTCGCGTACATACAGGGAACGAGCGGGCCGGGGTGGGCGGCGATTTTTGCGCCGCTGATGCACGGTCTGCTGAATGACCAGGCAGAGGAGTGGCTGCGGGCGCAGGGGCTGACTTTCGAGCTGGACAACGAGGAAGTGCGAGCGTTCATCGAGAACTACGCGCTCATGTTTGCAGCACAGATCGGGAATGTGACGCAGGAGGCGCTGCGCTCACTCCTCCTGCAGGCGCAGGAGGAGGGATGGAGCATAACGAAGTTGATCGACGAGGTGGGGGGATTATACGACGGGTGGAGCTGGGAGCGAGCGGAGATGATCGCGCGCAGCGAGACGATCCGGGCGAGCAACGCGGGCGCAGCGGAGGCGTACCGGCAGGCGGGGATACGGGAGAAGCAGTGGTACACGGCGGAGGACGAGCGCGTGTGTGGTTTTTGCATGGAAATGCACGGGAGGGTGGTGGGTGTGGAGGCGGTCTTCGGAGCGCACGGGGAGACGATCACGGTCGGGGAGGAGACGCTGCGGCTGGACTACGGGGATGTGGGCTGGCCGCCGCTGCATCCGATGTGCAGATGCACGATTCTGCCGGTATTTACGGAGGTCTAGATGACGAGTAGACGCATGAACAAGGTTTTTCCCGGTCACACGCTGAGCTTCGACGCCGAGACGGGCGTGGTGGACGCGTACGTTTCCGTGATGGGGATAAAAGACGATGACAGTCCGCCAGACATGATCGAGATGGGAGCGTTCTTGAAGACGCTGCAGGAGCGGGGGCCTGCGGGAGCGAACCGCATCCGGGTGCTGAACCAGCACCGCTGGGACGAGGTGATCGGGAAGCCGCTGGTGCTGGTTGAACATCCGCGGGGGATGCTTCCGGCGGAGATGGTGGAGAAATTTCCAGAGGCGACGGGGGGGCTATTTGCTAAAACGCAATTTATCTTGGGGGT